CCAGCGGTTGCACCGTCAGCAGCATTGATTACTATTGAACCTACGGAGCTAAACTCCAGTGCGTTATTTCTTGAACTTGCCATAATTGTGTATTATATCACAGGGTTATCGTGATTGACGATTAACGTAAGTAGAGAATCGTTTGTTCACAGTATTGTTGTTAGATCGAATGTCTATCTTTTCTAGCTCTAAGGCTAGATAGGTCTGAGCCACCTGCTCTTCGGCTATTGCCTCCCGTTGTCGGTTCTGGACCCGTAGGAAGTCAGCATACACGGCGTGAGCAATGAAGTTGAAGAACTCACCCGGAACCTCTACTGTTGAGTTGTAGAAATCAGAGGTAACAGTAAATGGTGTGAACTGCTTCTTGTAGGACACAAATACTGATGTGTCATTTGTATTAGAAATGTTTAGTATATTAGCTCCATCAAAGTCTACAAAGAACTCGTATTCAATGGCTGAGTTGTCTACAAATGCTCTCTTGCGGTGAATACGATTAAAATCACCAATCGTTGTTTTTGCAGAATCAGAACTAAGTACTGCCCCCTCAGCATAAGGAACTATATATTTTTTAACTACCGAAAGAAGATTGAAACCAGTGCGCGGGGTCCAAGTTGTTACATCTTCTACCGCATCATTTTTAGTTGTATCTGCCTCGGTAAATTGAACAGTTCCCGCGCCATTAAGCGATATTTTTCCATCTGATGATCTTGTGTCAGTTGGATTAATATTAGTAGCAACAACCCAAGCGTTAGATGAGTTCTTATAAATAAAAGTTGTTGTTGAATCTGTACTTTGGTAGATGTTGGTATCAGCCGTTGCTGATCCAACACCATCTTCAAAACTCCCAGTGTTGATACCAAAAAATTTATATTTTCCATCTACTTCCGTAGAACTGCTTGTACCAGATAGTTCGTAAAGAACTAATGTTCTTTCTTCGGAGGAAACAAAATACCTAGGCCATATAGGACTTTGGTCAAATGCTTGCTGGAACCTACGGTTAATGAAATCCGCTACCTGTGTGTCCTCTGTTCCGCTACCTGGAAGTTCGCCTCCAGTGCCTATCATCGAGGTAATTAATCTGAATAAATCCTTGTAGCTGCGGGTCTGCATTATGCTTTATTTGGGCTTAGTTCTGGGAACTTCTTGTTGTAGTACTTTAAAAATTCTTTAGAATGCACGGTCTCGTGACCATACTTTTCTGTGAGTCTAAAAAACTCTCTTGCAGGTATTGTAGCAACTGGCTTACCTAGCACGGGGTGCGTCTTACCTTTTAGTTCTTTTGATTCCTTGGCTGCTTGTTGAACTCTTTTGTGTTCAGTATTTTTCTCTAGTTTAAAACCAGTTTTGATCTCCTTCATAAAGGCACGATCAATCTCGCCATCTGAGTAGCGTTTAAAATTAGGAACAATGATATCCATATTAAAAAAGGCGGGGGGCTTGCGCCCCCCAACCAGATTTAATTAGAAGTCAACGCGTTTGACGCTGAATAGCACACGCATTTTACCGCTTGTGCTAACGTCTAGTGCGCTAGCTGCTGTGATAGTAATGTTGCCATCTGCATCCGCCTTGAAACGGTTTTCGCTGGCTCCTCCACCATCATCCAATAGATCACCAGTATTTACTGATAATCCTGTTGCATTCGCATTATCAGCTTCAATAAAGCCGTCTGCGTCAGCACCTGCGGAACGTGCTGTTCCATCAGGACCAATAGTGATGTTTGAACTTACACTAAATGCTTCTGTTACTTGTAAAGCAACGGCATCGATAAGATCACCAGCTTTTACTGGAAAGTTTACTACAGTTGTAGTATTTCCAGCGGCAGTTGTGAAATCACCAGGTGTAAGGATTACTTCGTCTGTGTAGCCAGATGTTCCAGCTTCATTTATAGTTAAACGTGACATAGTATTATATCTCCTTGGTTAATTATGAAGGATCAACGATCTTACCGTGAGCACCAGGGTGGTATACACCAAGGGTCAAAGCACAATCAACGAAACCACGCTCGCCACCACCAAGGTTAGGAAGGCGTGTGCTTCCCATTGGGATGAGTTCGTGGATGCCATAATACTCAGGGTTAACCATATAGCCCATCATTCCTGCGGTGCCACCTTGTGTTGGCATACAGTCAGGGTTACCGTTAACGATAGAGACAACACCGTGATCACTTTGATAGAGATCAACGGATAGCTTGATGCTACCGCTGTTACCATCGTAGTTAACAGAACGGATGTTTTCTGTAGCTCCAGCAGATACGCGAGCGAAGTCGCTGATATCTGAGCGAAGAGTAGTATCAGCAACAAGCATAAGGTTGTTGGTGTTACCAGTTACAGTGAATATAGAGGTGATTAGACCATTGAACTCACTTTCGCTAAGAGTAGAACCAGCATCAACAACACTAGCAGCAGGTGTGCGGAAATCAGCAGGAACATTTGCAGAACCTGCGGCATTTTGAATCCAGTCACCAAGACCACCAAGGGCATTAGATGTACCAGCACCGTTTTCGGTAGCTTGAGTATTAGCAGAAGCAATAGTTGCTTCAATGTCGCGCTTTAGTTCGCGGATAGCCTTTGCTTCGGCTTGAGCGATTTTAGCAGGACCAACGGAGTCCACTGCTTCTTGTAGGTCAGAAACCATAAAGTCGCGGCGGAACTTTTGAACACGATTGCCAAGACGAGCGCGGCCAGCAAACTTGTCAGTGAATGCTGTTACGTCAGCACCTTCAGAGATACCAGCAGTGCTGGGAGCAGAAAGGCTGTCAACAGTCCACTCAACAAATGTTGAGGATGCACGCTCTTTATTAGCAGACGAAAGGATTGGTGTTTCTTCTGGAGCGAGGATAGTCAAGACATCAGTCAAGTCTTCGCGGTTAGAAACAGCCGATCCTGTATTTGTAGTATCGAATGTATTTGAGAATGACATTGTAATTAATGATTATAATGAGTTGTTAATTTATGAGCTAGATGCTCATTTTGAGTTTGCGAAGAGCAGCAAAATCTCTAGCATTACCCGTCTCTTTGAACCTGGCTTCTAATTCTTTTAGAGCCTTGGCAGTTCTTCCCATTCCTTTTTCAGATTGGGCAGCGGCTGGATTACCTGTTCTTGGAGGATTTAGCGTAGGAGCCTTCTTAGTTTCTACCACTGGCTTGCGTCCATATATGCTGTTTGTAGCATGGGCGAACCAATAGTCCAACTGGGCAGCAACATCTGGTGCTTCACGCTTCAAGACAGTTTTTAACTTCTTGAATCTATCATCACCTACAGTAGCCTCAAATTGTTTGCGTAAGTCATTGTCTTCGCCATCTAACCAATCTAGTTCTTTTTTGGCTTGCTGGTTGAACTGCTCTGTGAGTTTTTCACCCTGCTGTTGTGCCTGAACTTGTTTTAGTTGGGCAGGAAGAAAAGTTTTCTGTGCTTTCCGGGCTTTTAATAAAGCCTGTCGAACATCCTTCTTTGTCCAATCCTTACCCTCAACTGTGGTTACTATATCATCTGCGCCGTAGCCATCACTCTCAAAGATTAAGTCCTCAGCCCATTCAACTACTTGGTCAACCTCAGCGGATTTCTCTTGTAATTTCTCGATAGTATCTAGATTCCCATATGGGTTGTTTTCTACCTTTTTCGCTTCTAATGGGTTTGGCTTCTCTTTGAGTTGTGCCTCTAACTGAGTAAGCTTTTCTTCGGCAGCCTTACGCTTTGCAGTCAATTCACCAAATCGAGCTACAGCACGGCTACCTAGCTTGTCTGCTAGTTCGCGCAAATCCTCCTCGGACATATCGTCCAAGTCCAACTGTGAAAGAACATCTTCGGATTCTTGGGAGTCCTCGACGGCTTCTTCAGTCTCTTCGGCTTCAGGTTGTTCCTGGACCTCTGATACTTCTTCTACCTCCTCGTTCTCCTGCTCAGGGGCTTCTTGGGGTTCTTCTTCCTGAGGCTGTTCAGTCTTAGGAGTCAGTTCACCAATCCGCTGCTGTGCGAAATCCGTGACGGATATATTTGATTTTTCCACTGATATTTTACCTGCCTCAGCGTCAGCAGTTGCTATTTCTTCTGTCATATTTTATCCACTCATTTACGCCGAGCGATGGCGATAGTCGCATTATAACACAGTGTTTACATTCTATCCAGATGTTTCTTGGATAGTTCATTCCAGTTTACTAACTGGAGTATTTGGTCATAGGTAATAATGCGACCAGAAACTTGTTGTATTCCATCTACAGATGCTTCGTGTAACTCTTCAATAGTCTCTTCACGAAGCTCGTGGATCATCTTAATAAATCTAGCAAATGCTTCGTAGTTATGAAGCGTTTTAATATCGTCCTGTATTTGCATAATTCAAATTCATGTTTTCTAAAAAAGTTTTTATTTGCTCTAGCCGTGAACGATGCACCATGAGGGTGTCCAATTGACCGCTAAGTCTCATGTCGTGATAACCAAGCTGTTTTTTAAGATTATTAATCTCTACTTGTTGTTCTTCAATAATTTTAGAATAGTTATTGATATCTTTATCTAATAAATAAAAAGATAATGCGGTAAGCAAAATTAATATAGAAAAAATTATATTTTTTTTAATCATACAAGCACATATGCCTTACTGCATATTCTGTGTTTGTATTTCACCCATTTGTGCAGGGGCTGTTCCAACTCTACCAATCTGAGCATTCTGTGCTTGCTGTATTTGGAAGGTATATTGACCATTATACTTTTGTAGTCTAGCAGCAAATGCTTGATCAGACTGAATCCTTTGTGCCACATCAGGCTGTTGAGTGTATTGCTGTATGACCTGTAGTGCAATTTGTGCTCCAGCAGGTCTAGCCGGCATCTCAATACCTGCAAAGATTTTAGCCAAGTCATCTGTAACTTGCTCAACAATTTGTTGTTGTGCGGTTTCAACTGGCTGTAGAACGGCATCAGCCATGACAGGATCAATGCTTGCGGCAGCTACATCGAGTAGATTATCTACGTTTAGACGGTTGTTGGCGTTCAACTGGTTGAGTGCTACAAACTGCTGTAGTTTTTTCTCTACAGTTTCTGGGTCTGTGTTTTGCACATCAAAGTTAACTAGTATATCAAAGTTTTCATCTGGGTTACCCTTGTCAAAAACTTGTGCATCTGGCACACCGG